GTATAGGATCTACACATATCTTTAGAGCAATTGAACCCAACAATAGACTCTTAATTACGGTTAATGGAACTATTCAATCCCCAATGGTGGGAACTGCTGTCACTACGGCTTTAAGTGCAGGCGTTGGTATTGGATCAACCACAATCAATGTTGTTGGAGTTACCTCAATCTTTAGTGGAGATCTTCTTAGAGTAAATGATGAGGTAATGCTTGTTGCCGCATCTGATAATATTAGCAATACCTTCACAGTTAGAAGAGCATGGATGGGAACCACTGAGGCATCTCATAGTTCTTCTGATGTTATGACTAGACAGTCGGGTAACTATAGTGTTGTCAGAAATAGTCTTCACTTTATTGAAGGTCCGTGGGGCAATATACCTGTAGGTTTAGGAACAACGGCACAAAATGCTAATGATGTTGATTACGCTGGACTTACTACTAGTTCTCGATTTAGTGGTCGTATCTTCTTAAGATCCGCACTTAGTCAAGCATTCACTACAAGTTTCTTACCTGCATATGATAATAACTTTGTATATGATGATATTTCTAACGAATTCAACGGACTAACCACATCATTTACATTAAAATATAGAGGGAACGATATTGATAATGTTTCTGCAAAGAATACAATCATTCTAATTGATGATATATTCCAAGGTCCTCAAAGACTTGGTAACGTTCTTACTAATATTGTAGGTGATTACAAATTAGAAGCTGGTGGTGGTGCATTAGAACTTGGATTTAATGGTGAAGTTACTGATCTAGAAAATCATAGTGATATTAATGTAAATAATATTCCAAAAGGTGGAGTCATTGTTAGTGTTGCCTCTAATGAGGGATATGGATTCCAACCCCTAATTGGTGCTGGTGCAACTGCTTTAGTATCTTCAACAGGAACAATTGAAAGCATTTCAATTGGTAATTCTGGTGCTGGTTATAGATCTGGTTTACAAACTGTATCTGTAGGTATTCAAACTGCAAGTTTTGGTGCAGCAAATATCACTAATGTTGGTATTGCAACTATTGTTGATGGTCATGTTGTTGGTGTTGCTATTACGAGCACTAAAGTCTTCTATGAACCTAGAGAAATAACTAATATTGGATATAGTTCTGTAACTGGTATAACAACGGTTACAACTTTAACCAAACATCACTTGCAGTTGGGTAATGAAGTCCAAGTTGTAGGTGCAGCATTCACCTGTGATTACTACCCACCAGTGGACGTTACAAACGCCCTGTATGACAATACAACTGGTATTATGACAGTTAGTACTGGAACGTCTACATTTACAGTAAGCGATTTCACTTACGATAATATTACTGGTCTTGCAACAATTACAACATTGGAACCAATGAAGATTGTTCCGATGACTGCTATCGGAAGAAGTTTTAGTCTTGCTGGATTGGGATTATCATGCGTTGGTTATGGTCAAACTTTTGGAGTTTATGATTTTGTATATGATAATACGACTGGATTAGCAACAGTATTTACCACAACAGATCATGGTTTGAGTGCATCTGACGACTTTAAGATGAGAGAACTTATTTTTAGTTGTAATGTTGGGGGAGCAACTGGTTATGGTCAGACATTTACGGTTACCCAGTTCACGTATGACAATGCTACTGGTTTGTCTACAGTTACTACTTCTCAACCCATTACTGGTATTATAGGAATTGGTAGTGATATTAGACTAGACAATCTTCAGTTCTCTTGCCCAGGAGGTTCTGGTGTTACCACTAGCATCTTCCCCGATGGAACTCAAGGATACACATATACGGTTACTAACGTAATAGCATCCGATAAATTTGAATTGAACGTTGGTATATCAACTATTCAACACTCTTATGTTGAGAATGATGCTGGTCAGGTAACCGCTGGACTTACTACAACCAAGTTCCCAGATGGATCTCAAGGATATTTCTTCAACGTCAATAGCGTTGGAACAACAACTTCATTTACGGTAAGTGTTGGTATATCTTCAATCTCCCATGCATATGTGTCTGGTGGTATTGTCCAAACTGGTATTACAACAAATATATTCCCAGGAAATGCTCAAAACTCTCCTACTGGGGACACATTTAGTATTTCTTCTTCACCAAATTGGTACACACTTACATTTGATGCAGGAATTTCTACTATTCCTCATTCTTACGTAAGTGGGGGAACATTAACCTTTGGACATAAACTTAAAATTGGCACTGATACTGCTCTTACTGGACTTGGATTTACTTGTGATCTAGGAGTTGGAATTCATACTTATCCAAGAGTCAGCGATCCAACTTATTGTGGTACACAAGTTACCAGAATTAATAGTATTAATGAATTTGAAGTAAATGTTGGTGTAAGTACCGTCCCAACTTTCTACAGTTCTGGCGGTATTGTCGAAGAGGTTATTATAGCACCTAGACAAATTAATAACTCACCAACGGGTCAAGATCCTGCTGCAAATGGAACAACTATTATTAAAATTGTTAGTGAATTCTCATTCATCATTGATTCTGGCATATCTCCATATACCCATGCATACAAGAGATGTGGTGAAGTTAGAGTTCCTCTTGATGTTCTAATTGATCCACCATTACCACTTGATAATATTGACCTAATTTATTCACAAGACAATGTGGGATTTGGTACTGGAGCAACTGTTGATCTTGTTCCAAGTTTTGATAGTACAATTCTAAACTTTGAAGTTAATAAGTTTGGATACGGGTATGGTTCTGGCGAGAAATTGACTGTTGCGATTGGAGGAACTGTTGGAGTTCAAACATTTGCTACAAAGACCTCCAATGCTATTCTTCCTGTTGTTGCTGGTGGTGATTATCCACATACATTCGTAAGTGCAGAAGAAGGAAGCGTAAATGTAACTGGTATTGGAACAACTACTCCAACTACGGCAACTTATTCGGGTTCTACTGGAGAACTTGTTCTGACCATTCCAGGTCACTCATACACAACGTCAAACACTGTTGGTATTGGAACAAGTACAATTGCGTTTACTTGTGGCAGTGATGGTAATCAAACTATACTTTATTACCCAAAACCAACAGATCCAATTGCGGGTATTGTAACTGGTATTACAACTACTACAACAAATACAATCACTTTATTTGTTGGTATTAGTACTCTTGTTAAGTATCCAGTTACGGATGCTACTTATGATCCTGCGACAGGTCTTTCAGTTCTCACTATTGGAACTCATAGTTTAACAACTGCAAATAGTATTCGACTTGCCAATGAGTCACTGTTGTTCAAGTGCTCTCTTGATAATTATCGTAGCATTGAAGCATATCCCAGAGCAAATAAGGATACAAACATCTATGGTAAGTCGGTAGGTATTACCTCCTTTACTTCTGACAGTATCACAGTATTTGCTGGTCCATCACCAGCAAGTTTACAATATCAACATACATTTGTTGGTGTTGGTTCATACTCTCAGTTTGAATTAACTGTAGATAGAATATTTGCATCCAAATTCTCTGGATGGAACGTTGGTGAGTTTATCGTTCTTGACAAAGTTGATTTATTCTTTAACGGGGCAAGAAGACTATTTCCACTATCTGTAAACGGAGAAAGCATTTCATTCTTCGCAAAATCAAACTCTGGTATTAACCTCCAATCTAATCTTCTGGTATTTGTTAACGACATTCTCCAGACTCCTGGAGAAGGTTATCAGTTTACTGGTGGTAGCACCATTAGATTCACAGAAGCACCTAAAGGTGGTATTGCTGGATTTACAACAGAAGGTGATAAAGCAAAAATCTTTATGTACACTGGTACTCAAGATATTGACGTTCGTACAGTGGATGTTCTTCCTAGTGTTAAAGTTGGCGATGAGGTTCAACTTTATAGTAACCAAGATGCTACATTTATCGAAGACCCTAGACTCGTAATGGACATTAAGGCAGCAGATAAAGTTATTACAAATAACTATGCTGGTCAAGGTGTAACGCTAGATGAACTATTTGAGAGACCACTTTCTTGGTCTAAGCAACAAGTTGATAAAATTATTGATAATGTTTACATTGGTAAGGATAGAGTTTACTATGAACCAATAGTTAATCCAAACACAAATATTATTAGTAATATTGGTGTCGGAGATAGTTCAGTATATGTGTATGATGTTAGACCATTATTTGATAATCCATTTGAAGGAATCGCCACAGATGAAAGGTCTGAGGTAGAGATTATATCTCAAGATAATGTAATAACTGCAACTGCAAGAGCAGTTGTTGGTGCTGGTGGATCTATTGCAAATATTATTCTCACAAATCCAGGATATGGTTATACGTCTGCACCTGAAGTAACTATTGCATCTCCATATCCAGGTGGTACCCAAGCAACTGGTGGAGCAGTTGTTGGTGCTGGTGGATCTTTAATCTCAATATCAGTAGGTGCTGGTGGGTCAAATTACTATTACGGTCCTCTTGATTCTATGACAGTTCAGCAACAGGGTGCTGGATTCCCACCAATTAATGGTTCTAATAATGTATTCAAAGGAGCAAAACTTAAGAGTACATCTGGTGTGGGTGTGGGTGCTGTTGCTGACATTGAAATTAGCACAATCAATTTTGAAGTTGCTGCAGTTACTGTAATAGAAGGTGGTGCAAATTATCAAGTTGGGGAAACTTTGATTGTTGATACCTATGATAATGTGGGTCTTGCAACAACATCTAGGAAGTTTGCACTTTCTTCTCCAATTAAATTTACTATCACATCAATTGATCCACCTCCAGTACTGATTGCTACACCAGATAGAGGTCTTGAGGAATGTCGATTTGTAACATATGAGGGTGACTATGGATTAGTCGTCGGTGTTGGTACAACTGCTATTGGTGCAGGAACCAGTATGGGAGTAGTCTTTGACTTATATATCCCAATGGATTCTGATATGAGGCGTGGATTAAATATAACTCTCCCTGGAATTACAACTGGAGATTTATTTAACCTTAAACAAACTAACTTTGTAAGTGCTGGTCAAACTTCTCTTAGTGCTGATGGTTCTGTAATTGGAATATCAACACTTCATGGTGACATGACTTATGAATGTATTGACTACTATACAAAACAATCCGTAATTCCTGCAGGTCTGAATGGACTTGGAACAACTGTTGGTTTTGGAACAACAGTAACATCAGTTGTTGTGTCTCTACAAAGTGCTGGATCAAATAACGTAGTTGGTGTTGCTACAACTGCACTCTATGGATACTACACATGGGGTAAAGTTGGTCTTCCCGTAAGGATTGGACCTAAGAACTGGGGTGTGGCACATAATGGGTCTCAATCTGGTATTACAACCAATCCAATATTGAGACGTAAAAATCCACTCAAATATCTCGGTTATATTTCCTAATAAATAGATTATAGAAAAAGTTCTTCCAAAAATGGCAGCAATTATAACTGATTTATTGAGAGTTAATAACGCTAGGAACTTTATTGAGAAAATTAGAGACGCCAATAACTCGTATTATACGTTTATTGGACTACCTAATGCCTCAGAAGTTGCTTCATCATGGGATACAACTCCACCCTCCCCAAGAGATTGCTTTGACGATTCCAATACATATTGGGATACTATGGTGGCACTCAAAAAGATTTCTGCCGATGATATCAGACCAGTCGTAAGAAAGATTCAGTGGGCATCTGCAACCATTTACGATATGTATCGTCATGATGTAAATCGTAATAACTTATCAAAACCATCAAACAAAACAAGTCTATATGCGTCGAACTATTATATTTTAAATAGTGAGTTCCGAGTATATATTTGTTTAAATAATGGAATTGATCCAGAGAATCCTAATGGAAAACCTTCTCTAGATGAACCAAAGTTTACCGATTTAGAACCAAGATCTGCTGGTACTAGTGGTGATGGATATATTTGGAAGTATCTTTACACGATTAGTCCTAGTGATGTAATTAAATTTGACTCTCTAAACTTTATTCCACTTCCTGTTGATTGGGAGACTAATACAGATTACTCTACGGTTAGAACTAATGCAGTTACAAGTGGACAGTTAAAAACTGTCACTGTTAGAAATAGAGGTTTCCTTGTTGGTCCTCCAAACTCTACCTATTCTAGAGTCCCAATTAAAGGAGATGGTAATAATGCAGAATGCACTATTGTCGTCAATAATGATTCAAAAGTAGAATCAATTACCGTATCTAATGGTGGTTCTGGATATACATATGGTAGTGTTGACTTGGTTGCTGGCAACGTTCCAACTGGATCAACAACACCCATTTTTGATATAATTATTCCTCCACCAGGTGGTCATGGAGCAAATATATACTCTGAACTTGGATCAACTAATGTTCTAATTTACTCTAGAATTGAAAATGATGATCAAAATCCAGATTTTGTTACTGGAGCATCTATCGCAAGAATTGGTATTGTAGAAAATCCAAAGGGATTTAAATCAAATGCAGTCTTGTCTGATGATAGAGCAAGCGCATTATATGGTCTTGTCCTCAAAGGACAATCACCAAATCAAGATGATTTTAAAACAACTACATTTGAACCAAATTCTTTAATTAAGCAGACAATTGGTACAGGAGTTACTGCTACTGGCAGGGTTATCTCATATGATGCTCAAACTGGTGTCTTAAGGTACTGGCAAGATAGATCTCTTGTCGGATTCAATACTGATGGGACTCAAAAATCAAATCCTGAATTTGGTTATGATCAAAATTTATTTACTACCACTCTCCAGGGAGGAGGTTCATTAAAAATTGTTGGTGGAAGTAAGGAATTATTCATTGATGAGGGATTTGGAACAGACACAAATCCAGGTATTAGTACAGTGATAAATAATAGAACATACTACCTGGGACAAACTTATATTAAGGGCGTCGCAGATCCAGAAGCAGAAAAATATTCTGGAACCATACTTTATATTGATAATAGACCTTCCATTACTAGGTCGGTAAATCAAAGAGAAGATATCAAAGTTATTTTGCAATTCTAAAGGATTATGCCACAAGAAACTAATCTCAATGTATCTCCTTATTTTGATGATTTTGATGCAGAAAAGAATTACTACAGAGTATTATTTAAACCAGGTCTGCCAGTTCAGGCCAGAGAGTTAACTTCACTTCAAGCAGTTCTTCAAGATCAAGTTGAACAGGTTGGAACCCACTTATTTAAAGAGGGTTCTATTGTCATACCAGGACAAATTAACTATAACAATACACTCTTTGCTGTAGAGGTGGAACCAGAGTATCTTGGTATTCCTATTGATAACTACGCAGATGATCTAGTAAATGTATACATTAGAGGTCAAAACTCCAATGTACTTGCAAAAATTGTCTTTTTTGATGGAATTGAATCATCCGAACGGGGTTATTATACTTTCTTTGTAAGTTATGTTGGTGCAGGTAATGAAGGTAAAGATATTTTTGACGATGACGAGACTCTCCTTTTAGAGGATAATCTTTCCACTTCTATTGTAAACTTCCAGAGTGGTCAGGGATTTGCAAATACTGCCCCAATTAAGTCAACTTCTATTGGTTCTGCAGTATTTTTGACAGAAGGTGTATATTTTCTTCGGGGAACGTTTGTAAAGGTTCCTTCACAAACTTTAATTCTAGATGCTCATAAATCGGATCCATCGTATAGGATTGGTCTTGAAATTTTTGAGGAAGTAATCTCATCAAATCAAGATAATACTCTTACAGATAACGCAAAGGGTTTTAACAATTATGCTGCACCAGGTGCGGATAGACTTAAAATAAGTGCTGTACTTGCAAAGAAACCTTTAGAGTCTGATAAAAGTGAGAACTTTGTTCAGTTAATGCTGATTAGAGATGGTGATTTACAGCATATACAAGATAGATCACAATATAATGAGATAGCAGAAGAGCTTGCAAGGAGAACCTATGATCAGTCTGGCGACTTCTATGTAAAACCATTTTCTATTCATTCTAGAGAGTCTCTTGATGATCGTAAAGGTAATAATGGTATCTTCTCAAAAGAGCAGTTAACGTATAATAGTAATATTCCTAGTGCTGATTTAGGAACATACAAGATCTCCCCAGGTAAAGCATTTATTCGTGGTTTTGAGGTAGATTCGGGTACAGTTCATTATCTAGATTTCCCTAAAACTAGATCTATTAAAACATTAAAAGAACAGGCAGTCAATTACTTTACTGGACCTACTTTAACTCTTAATCGAACTTTTGGTGCCCCTAGAATTGGTTTTAGTACATCATCAAATATTAGTCTTAGAGATTCTAGAATTGGTGTAACAAGTACTACCGTTGCTGGTAAAGAAATCGGTGTAGCTCGTGTATATGACTATGCGCTGGAGTCTGGATCATACTCATCTGTAGCATCCGATATCAATGAGTGGGATATTACCTTATATGATATTCAACCCTATACTGAGATTAGTCTCAATCAAGCATCAACATTAACTGTACCAACCTATATTGTAGGTAAGTCTAGTGGTGCTACCGCACACTTGCGATATGATACCGCTATTGGTATTGTAACTGCATATGGTACTAAAGGATCTTTTCTTAAAGGAGAGAAACTCACATTTAATGGTGTTGATGATGGAAGAATTTCAACTTCAGTTATAGAATATAGTGTTGCTGATGTAAAATCAATCCACAGTAGCGTTGGTGTTGGACAGACTTTTAACTCTGATGTTAAACAGTATTCTAAAGTAGACTATAATGGTATTACCATTTCACCGAAGTCTGGATCTGCTCCAGGGATATCTACAGTAACTTCTTCGGACCAAGTATTCACAAATCTTGTTAGATCTGGAGATCTAGTATCGTTTACAAATAGTTTACTTGGAAGTACCTCAATTAAAACTTATGCGAAAGTTGACAGTGTTACTGACTCTAATAATATTATTATTTCTGGCATTACTACAGTATCGCTTATTAATGACGGCGGTTTGCCAACCTCAAGCATTAATCCCACAGACTTTCAGATCATCGGAACAAAATTCCAATCATCAACAGACAATACTCTATACACTCCTTTGCCAAAAGAGTTTGTCTCTTCAGTAGATCTTACTAAATCAACTATTTCTATCAAGAGAGAGTTTAATGTAACTATTACTGCAAATGCAACTAATACTATTCAAGCAGGAGATAATGAGACCTTCCTCGCATATGATGAAGAGCGTTATGTGCTAATTAATAGTCAGGGTGGATTTGAAGAATTAACTGCAGATAAATTTAGATATACAAATGGCGGAAGAGAGTTAAGAATTTTTGGTCTTGATGTTACTGGTTCTGGACGCTTAATTGCAACACTCAAGAAGACCAACGTAACTAATAAAGTTAAAAATTCAATTAAAACAAATTCAATTATTGTCAACAAGTCCAAATTATCTTCATCTGGTATTGGATCAACGACTTTAAATGATGGTCTTACCTATGGTTCGTATGGTTATGGTCTTAGAGTTCAAGATAAAGAAATTTGCCTTCTTGAACCAGACGTAATTAAAGTCTATGCAGTGTTTGAAGCAGATGACAACGGGCAACCAACTATACCCACCATTACGTTGTTCAATCTTAATGGTCCTACAGGAAAAACTGATGACTTTATCATTGGTGAGGAAATTGTCGGACAAACTAGTGGTGCTATTGGTCTATTCATTGAAAAACCAAACTCTTCCACTGCAGGTCTAGTATATCTTAATGATCTTCGTTTTGAGATTGGAGAATCTGTTCTTACAGAGACTACTGGCGTTACAGGAACAATTAATAATTTTGATCTAGGTGATGAAAATATTCTTAGTAGATATACATTGGACTCTGGTCATAGAGAGACTATTGTTGACTACTCAAGACTGATAAGAAAACCATCTTCTAAAGCACCTAGAAGGCAGTTAAGAGTTATATTTGAGTCTGCAGAGTATAATGACTCGACTGAAGGTGATCTGACAACAATATCTTCTTACGATCAATTTGATTATTGTGACATTCCTCTCCTTAGAGATAATACAAGATTATCTGATGTTCTTGATATTAGACCAAGAGTAAGGAAATTTAATCCAGATTCTACTACAACATCTCCGTTTGAATTTAATTCCCGTGATTTTCAAGATGGGACAAACTCCGCCAAGAATATTCTTGCATCTGATGAGTCTATCTTAATTACCTACGGACACTATCTACCAAGGATTGATAAAATTTACTTTAATCCAGATGGCGGATTCCAATTATTGAAGGGTGTTCCTGGCGAATCTCCACTTCCACCTCTTCCAATCGACAATGCTCTGGAAGTTGCTACTATTAATCTTCCACCATACTTATGTAATTCAGAAAATGTTAGCATTTCTCTGAAGTCACATAAGAGATACAGAATGCAAGATATTGCAATTCTGGAAGATAGAATTAAAAATCTTGAGTATTATACTGCATTGTCTCTGCTTGAAGCAAAGACTGAAGCATTGATTATTCCAGATGAAAGTGGTCTGACTAGATTTAAATCGGGTATTTTTGTTGACAACTTTACAAGTACTCAGAATCAACTCAAAGCAGGTAATATTACTAATTCTATTGACCCAGTTAATACTGAACTAAGACCATCACACTTCACAACTGAAGTTGATATGTTGGTTGGTTCTAGATCTTTGATTGGTATTGGAACTACTGCAAATCCAAACGTAAGTCCCGCATTTGTAACTGACATTGTAGGTTCTAACTATAGAAGAACGGGGCAAGTAATCACTATCAACTATGTTGATGGTCTTGAGATTCAAAATCCATTTGCTACTAGAGTTGAAAATATAACCCCATATCTAGTTACAACTTACTCAGGTAATATTGAACTCTTCCCAACTTCTGATATCTGGATTGACCAAGTAAGATTGGCACCACAGAGAATCAATGTTGATGATTATACTCAATCAAGACTTCAACTTGAGTTTGCAGGTTATGATGCACAAACTGGTTTAGGACCTGTACGTTGGGGTGCTTGGGCAGCAACCTGGACGGGATCGTCTGCTACCGTAGCAAGGTCCACAGTTACGACTGGAAGTAGTTCAGTACAGCGTGGTAGAACAATTACTACAACTAATCAGTTAAGAACTACTGCAGTAACAACAACCACTAGGACTGGTACTGAGAATAGATCTGGAGAGAGACTTAGAGTTTCTGAACAAACTGAGACCATCAATGAAGGTGATAGGGTTGTAAGTTCGGATGTGGTCGCATTTATGAGATCACGTAATGTTGAATTTACTGGTAGAAAGTTCAAACCAAGAACTAGAGTTTATGGATTCTTTGATGGTGTTAATGTAAACGGATTTGTTGTTCCAAAACTAGTTGAAATTAGAATGATCAGTGGAACTTTCACTGTTGGTGAAACTATAACTGGTTCCATGTCAACTAGTGCAACCCCTACTGTTGGTGGGGCATCTCCTACAATTTCATTCCGAGTTGCTCAGTCTAACCACAAGTATGGTCCAATTAATGCACCTACTGATACCTACACATTAAGTCCATATGATGAGAACTATACGATTCCTCAGAATTATTCTAGTTCTTCAGTTATTCTTAATGTAGATACTAGAACTCTCTCAGAAAGTAATCAATCACGTTATTTTGGTTGGATAAGAACGGGTATGCGCCTCAGAGGTGCTAGTGGTGAAGCAGAAGTTACCGACGTTAAGTTAGTTACTGACAGAATTGGAACTGTTATTGGAACATTCTTTATTCCTAATCCAAATAATCCAACAAACCCAACCTTTGAGGTTGGTACAAAAGTCTTTAGGCTTACCAGTAGTTCTGTAAATAGCACTATCGGTGGTCTTACAGATACTAGCGGAGAAGAAGCATACTTTGCTTCAGGTACTCTTAATAATGTTCAAGAGACTATTAGATCTACAAGAAAACCAAGATTTGAAAGAAGAACAACAGCTGAAGCTAGACCAGCAACTGATGTACAGGTAACAACAGCAATTACTAATAGTACTAGTACTAGCGTTAGGGTCTTACCGCCGCCTCCGCCACCACCACCACCGCCACCACCACCACCAAGGCCAAGACCTAGTGCAGCACCGATTCCGAGGAGGCCTAGGCCAGCGCCACGTCCGCGTCCAGCGCCTCCACCACGTCCTCCAAGACCACCACGTCCTCCGAGACCACCTCGTCCGCCACGTCCTCCAAGACCGCCCAGAAGAGGTAAAGATCCCTTGGCACAATCATTTACGATTGTGGATGATCCAGGTGCATTTGTAACAGAAATTGAAGTATTCTTCAGAACGAAGGATCCACTTTTATCTGTTACAGTACAACTGAGACCAATGGTTAATGGATATCCATCTAATGAAATTTATCCGTTTGGAGAAGTAATTCTCGAATCTGATCAAATTGAAGAGTCCTTTGATGCAACGGTTCCTACAACTGTAGTATTCCCTGCACCAGTTTACTTGAATGGTGGAACAGAGCACTGTGTTGTTCTCCTGTCACAGTCTAACGAATATACCGTCTGGATTTCCAGAATGGGTGAAGTTGACATTAGTACTCTGCTTCAAGCAGAATCTAGACAGGTTCTTGTGTCCGCACAACCGCACCTAGGTTCTTTGTTCAAGTCTCAGAATGGATCTACTTGGAATGCTTCTCAATATGAGGATCTTAAGTTTAGTCTTTACACTGCAGGTTTTGATGAGAGTGCTACCATATCATTCTTTAATCCAGAACTTGATAAGGGTAACAGTCAGATTGCAAACCTCGTTCAAGATGCGCTTGAATTTGAGTCCAAGAGAATAATCCTTACAGGTAATGATATTATCAATACATCTAGTTTGGTGGTTGGTAATAGTATTATTCAGGAGAACGCTAATGTAATTGGTGATTATGTTGGTGCTGGCGGATCTGCAACAGGAGATCTGACAATTATCAACGCAGGTATTGGATATACTCCATCTGATGGAAATCAATTTACCTTTGCAAATGTACCACTCGTAACATTTAGTGGTAATGGTAGAAATGCCACTGCTGATATTACAATTGGTGCTCAAGGATCTACTAATGGTGTTGCTATTGGAGCAACAATTAATACTGGTGGTTCTGGTTATCAAGTTGGTGATGTATTTACTGTTGGTAACTTCGGTAACGATCAGTTAGGAAGAAATCTTCAACTATCTCTTGGAAATGTAACTGGTATCAACGAATTAATCATTGATAATGTCCAGGGCGAATTTGAAATTAACTCCGCTAAACCGTTACAATTTGTAAGTCCAAGTACAGGAATTACAACTCTGACTGCTATTTCTGGTGGTAATATAAGAGTTGATGATTTTGAACTTGCAACTCTTGCAGAAGATGGTCTTCATATCAAGGTTAATCATAAAAACCATGGTATGCATTCTACACTTAATACTGTAAACATTACTGGTGTTAAGGGTGATATTAAAGCAACCAATCTTACTGCAGAGTATACAAACTCAGATTCGGGACCAATCAGTATTGCAAGTACTATTAGTTACGATACTTTTGAGAATGTATCTGTTGCAGCTACTAATCCAGGTTATGTACTTCTTGATGACGAGATCATCTCGTACACTGGTGTTGCTGCAGGTCAGTTAATTGGAATTACTAGAGGTATTGATAACACAAGAACATTTACCTATCCAATAAAAACTTCCATTCAAAAGTATGAGAACAATGGTATCTCTCTGAGAAGAATCAATACTGATCATACTCTGCAAGATGCTCTTGTTAATAGATCAATTACTCTTGATTCTTATTATATTAGAGTCAATACTGCAATTAACGGTATTGATAGAAGTTCTGGATTTGGTCTCAACAAACTCTATATTAATTCTGCTAAATCTAGTGGTGGAGATTTAATCTTCGCAACACAGAATATTCAATATGAAGCGGTGAGACCTATTGTTCAAACTATGGCTCTTCCAGGAACAACCATATCAGCAGAACTGAAGGGTATTTCAGCAACTAGTGTAGACGGTAGTGAAATCTCATTCGTTGAGACCGAGAAGACTACTATCAATCTCGATGAGGACACTTATCTTCCAGAACCTAGAATGATTGCTTCTAGGGTCAATGAGCTTGCACAACTCAATAGTCTTCCTGGTAATAAATCTATGGAACTGACATTTACATTGTCTACCGCAAATAGCAATGTATCTCCAGTTATTGACCTTGATCGGGTTGGCATGGTTATGATCTCTAATAGAGTAAATTCTCCTATTACGGATTATAAAAATGACCCAAGGACTGCAAGTCTGAATGAGGATCCAACCGCATTCATTTATGCAAATAAACCAGTAGAACTAGAAAATCCAGCAACATCTATTAAGGTGCTTCTTGCAGGATATGTCAATACTTACAATGACATAAGAGCGTTCTATTCTATTAGCAATTCTCCAGAAATAGAACCACTTTACTACCCATTCCCTGGTTATACCAACTTGGATGTAAATGGTAAAATTCTAGACTTTGCAGAAAGCAATGGTTTGCCAAATAAAAAAGTTTCCAAAACAGATGTTTTAGCATCTGACAGTGATAACTTAATCTACAAAGATTTTGAGTTCAGTATAGATACTCTACCAGAGTTTAAATACTTTACTATTAAACTTGTAGGAACCTCAACAAACCAGGCGTACCCGCCAAGAATCAGAGATCTTAGAGTTATTGCACTTGCATAATATGGACAATAGGTATCTTAAAGTTGAAGGTCATAGCTTTCTTGTCAGAGATTCACAAACAAATGCGATTGTGAATCGAGATAGGAATGGCTATGACACATATAAAAATCTTAGAATAGCGAAGGGTAAAGAAAAAGAAAGACTTGACAAATTAGAAAATGATGTTAGTGAAATCAAGGATCTTCTTATTCAGTTAGTAAACAAGGACAAGTAAGATGGCAACTCCAGCAAGTAGACAAGGACTGATTGACTACGCAAAGAGGCAACTAGGTGCTCCTGTGCTGGAGATCAATGTTGCTGAAGAGCAAGTTGATGATATCATTGATGATTCTTTACAGTTTTTCCATGAGCGTCATTTTGATGGCGTAGTTCAAACATTTTTAAAATATGTAATAACTCAAGAAGACATCGATAGGGCAAGATCCCAAGTAGGGGGAGTTGGTATTGCATCGACTCAAGTAACGGCAAAAGTTGGCGGAACACCAACTACGTTCAACTTCTATGAAACTGAGAACTTTATACCTGTTCCACCTCAAATTATTGGTATCACTAAAGTATTCCAAATGGAGGGATCTAGTAGTATCTCCGCTGGAATGTTTAATATAAAGTATCAGTTATTCTTAAATGATCTTTATCATTTTAGTTCACTTGAACTCTTAACATATTCTATGGTTAAGAGACAATTATCTGATATTGATTTTTTATTAAACACACAAAAACAAATAAGATTTAATCAAAGACAGGACAGACTATACGTAGATATGGACTGGTCCGCCGTAGATGTTGGAAATATCTTAGTCATTGATTGCTACAGACTTCTTGATCCAGATGACTCTACTGGAGTATGGAATGATTCTTTCCTTAAGAAATATGTAACCGCTGCTTTGAAGAAGCAGTGGGGACAAAATTTAATAAAATTCCAAGGAGTAAAACTCCCTGGTGGAACAGAGTTAAATGGAAGACAAATATATGATGATGGCGTAACTGAATTAAGCGCATTAATGGATAAGATGTCTTCTACTTATGAACTTCCCCCATTAGATATGATCGGATAATAATATGGCGTTAAATCCATTCTTTCTCCACGGTTCTTCTGGAGAGCAAAATTTAGTCCAAGATCTAGTAAACGAGCAACTTAAAATGTTCGGAGTGGAAGTTTATTATCTTCCAAGAATCTTCCAGAATGAAAAAACTGTAATGGAAGAAGTATCTAGATCTGAGTTTTCTGCTGCAATTCCTCTTGAAGCATATGTAGATACATATGATGGATTTAGTGGTGCTGGAACTTTACTATCTAAGTTTGGTGTACAAGAAGTTGACGATTTAACAATAATTATATCAAAAGAAAGATATGAATCTGTTGTTGAACAACAAGCAGCAGTAATAGATAAATCAAAACTCACATCTAGACCAAAAGAAGGAGATCTCATATACTTCCCTCTTGGAGATAGATTATTTGAAATCAAATATGTCGAACATGAAAAACCCTTCTGGCAGTTACAGAAGAATTATGTTTATGAACTTAGATTAGAACTCTTTGCATACAATGATGAAGAGATTGATACTGGTATTTCTGAAATTGATGATAATACTCAAGATGCTGGTTACATTCAAACCTTTAATATGGTTGGAGTTGGATCTACAGCAACTGCAATTACAACACTAAATGATGGTGCTGTAAGAAGAATTATTGTAAGTAGAAGAGGATCTGGTTATACTAGTATACCTAGAGTTGCAATTAGTTCCGCTCCAACATCAGGTAGAACTGCGGTAGGTATTGCATCAATGATTGGTGGAATTATTGATCTATGCGATACAAGTCCAGACAATCTTAGGGTACAACAAGTTACTCTTGCTGATCCTGGATTTGGGTATACTGCAATTCCAAGAGTTACTTTCCATGGTGGAGACGGATCTGGTGCCTATGCAATTGCTCAAATATCTGACGCTGCGATCGGTATTGTAACGATAACAAGTGGGGGTAGTGGATATATTGATATTCCAAATGTTACTGTTGTTGCACCTGGCATTGCAAGTACAACAATTGATGCAAAAATCACTGCAAGACTATCTGGTCTTGGAACAATTAGTGAACTTATAATTGAAGATGCTGGTGGGTACTTTGAATCAGTTCCTGAGATTAGAATTGCTGGACCACAAAATACAGTTGGTTATGGTACATATCTAACTAATGAAGATGTTGTTGGTGCCGCAAGTAGTGCAACTGCACGAGTCAACTCCTGGAATTCTGTAACTAAAATTCTCAAATTAAAAGATATTGTAGGAACCTTTAATACTGGTGAAGCAATAGTTGGTCAAGCTAGTGGTGCTGCTTACGCAAATATTGACCTAAATAAGTTTAACATTCCAGAAGATAGTTACGCACAGAACAATACTATTGAACTGGAAGCAGATTCTATTCTTGACTTTAGTGAAAGTAATCCATTTGGCAGCCCGTAGGAGATAGACCATGTTTGATCATTTTTATCATCAAATTTTTAGGAAGACGGTGATTGCTTTTGGAACTCTGTTTAATGGTATAGAAATAAATAGGGATGGTAATGAGATTATTAAGGTTCCCCTTGCGTATGGACCGACCCAAAAGTTTTTGGCAAGAATTGAACAACAACCTGATCTGAATAAACCAATTCAAATCAGTCTACCCAGAATGTCGTTTGAGTTTACTGGAGTATCTTATGACAATGGACGTAAGTTAGCAACCACTCAAGCATACGCTGTAGCACCTAGAGTAGATAAGAAAGATATTAAAAAAATGTTCTTTCCTGTTCCATATAATATGGAATTTGAGTTGAATGTTATGACACTGTTAAATGATGATGCTCTTCAAATTGTGGAGCAAATATTACCATATTTTCAACCAAATTTTAATCTAACAATTGACTTGATTGAATCTATTGGGGAATCTAGGGATATTCCGATTACATTAGAGAGTGTATCATTCCAAGATAATTATGAAGGTGATTATACTTCTAGAAGAGTTTTATTATACACATTAAAGTTTACTGCAAAAACATTCTTGTTTGGTCCAGTTCCATCCAGCAGCAAGGATATTATTACCAGAGTATCTGTTGGTTTGGGTGCTGGAACTCCAAGTCCAGAAGCAACAAGATCTATCACATATACAACACCAAGAGCAACAAAAGCATACAATGGTAATGCTATCACAAATATTGCAGAAGACCTTAGTTCTGTGAGTTCTTTGTTAAAGGTTGATGACGATCAAAATATTCCAGTAAAATCATATATTACTATTGATGATGAGACAATGTATGTTACGGGTAAAAATAATGGAGAATTGACAGTTAATCGCGGAGTGTATAGAACTAGTTCTGTTGAACATGTTGAAGGTACTGGTGTTCTTCTAATCACTGCTGCCGACAATTCATCAATTGAAGCTGGTGATGATTTTGGATTTGATGGTAATTAGTATGAATGAAAAGTTTAAGGATCTCAACGATACATTTGATGTAGAAGCAGAAATTGTAAAACCAGAAAAACAAAGGAAAGAGATAAGAAAACCTTCCGAATCTGAGGATGTAACTAAAGATTATGAATATACGAGAGGTAATCTCTATTCCATCATTGAAAAGGGACAAGAAGCGTTGGATACTGCGTTGGAACTCGCGCAAGATAGTGGACAAGCAAGGCAATTTGAAGTTGTCGGACAATTGATCAAGAACGTTGCAGATGCAACAGATAAGTTAATTGATCTACAAAAAAAGGTGAAGGATTTAAATTCTGACGAAAAGGGTCCAACAAATGTAACTAATAACGCAATGTTCTTTGGATCTACTGCAGAGTTATCTAAAATGATTAAGGCGCAAACTAAAAATATTGAAGAAGATAAATAGAAAAAAACTGTTTTCTAGGAAATGGCAAGTTTCGATATAAATCCTACAGATCATAAAGCTGTAAAAAAGCAGGCAAAGATTAATAATATGCAAAAATCTACTAATCCGAATGAAAGGGAAGTTGCTAAAAAAAAGTTGACTCCTAGTGGCAGAGTTGGTCTTCCCAACATTAAGCAGGGTCAGCAGGAAGAGATTATTCCTGGATTAAAGTTAGTTGATATTATTCTTGGTGAAGAGAAGTGTGGCAAAGGAATGTATTATTGTTATACAGATAAGAAGTGTAAAAAAATTCCTGAAGGATTAAAGATGACTGCACGCTACGGCGGCGGTGGTCGCGAACCAGAAGAAGTTGGTATTGATAAACCAGTAGAAGGTGGCGAAGGTGGTAACGGCGGCGGAGACGGCGGGGGGGGAATGGGAGAATCTCTTTCTATTGAAGATGCCTTCGGCAACAAGTTTCTGGAAGTTGTTGACTTAATTAAACCTGAAGATATTGCAGAGAAATGTTGGGTAGGATATAAGAAGAAAGGTATGAAAAATAAAGGCGGTAAGATGGTTCCTAACTGCGTAAAGGAAGATGAAGTCTCAGAATCAGAAACTTATGTGAAGGGTTCTGCACCAGTTAGAGCCTCTTATGGTGGTAAACCTGAATCTTTTACTAAAGAAAAGTATGTAAAGAAATCTGCTAAGAAAAAAGCAGAAAAGACTACTGAAGATTATAAGGGAATGTATCAGTCCCCATCTCCTACTAATAAGAGAGTATTGAGTGGTGATGAAAAAGCACGTATGTCTCCTGGTCGTCGTGCAATGCAAAAGTCTGATGATCTTGAAAAGACCGAACCAGGTTCTAAGAGAGCAAAGGCACAGAAAAAAGCATCAATGCAGATGGCTCGTAACTTCAAATCCGCTAAAGCAACAACAAAGGAAGAAGTTCAGGTTGATGAAGCAACAAGACTTCCAGCAGAGTATGGTAACTTGTTAGCAGTTATTGTCATGTGGAGAGGTAGATCTCTTATGATGAAGATGTTCTTCCCTCAGGCATCTATGCCAAAGAGAGAAGATGTTCAAAGAGAAATTGAAAAAGTGTATCCTGGTGGAGTAGTAACTCGCTTCCAGAGAACTGATCTTCCTAGTCAGTATGCTCCTCACAATTCACCTATTGTAAGAGTACAAAAAGAATCAAAAGATGAGACATCTATTGGTGGTGGGAACCTAAAGAAACTTACCAGTAAAGCAGTCAAGAGAGTTGACTCTAATGCAGATGGCACTGTAAATAGCAGTGACATGAAGAGTTCTGACACTGGCGAGTATGTACCTGGACCCGATGGTAAAAAGGTAAAGTCCAAAGCAAGATTTGAAGAGACCGAGTGTGCTCAAACTGCAAAAGGAACAGACTGTGGAATTCATGGTAAAAAGTGTTGTCCTGGTCTTGAAGAAGTAGAAGAGGCAGCAGGCGAGAAAGATGCTTGCTATAAGAAAGTAAAAGCAAGTGCAAAGGTTTGGCCTTCTGCGTATGCTAGCGGTAGATTAGTTCAGTGCCGTAAGAAGGGCGCTTCTAACTATGGCAATAAATCTGAAGAAATGACATTCCATCAGATTCAGGAGAAGTTTTTACAGACACATAAAAAAGAGGAAGATCGCCTGGGAAAGTAGATGAAGATTGGCAAAAAGCTAATCGCAAAGATAAGACCGATGGTCTAAGTCAAAGCACAGTAAATGCTTATAAGAGAGAGAATCCAAATTCTAAACTTCAGACTGCAGTTACTACTAAACCTTCTAAAATTAAGAAGGGATCTAAAGATGCTAAGCGCAGATCTTCATTCTGCTCCAGGATGAAGGGTATGAAGAAGAGACTGACCTCTGCAAAAACTGCAAGAGATCCAGACTCTAAAATAAACAAAGCATTACGTCGCTGGAACTGCTAGTATGAAAACATTTGAGGAATTTATTAATGAGTCTAACAAAAGTGGCGATAGTTCTTTGCGCGACTGGTTTGGCAAGAGTCGTTCTAGTGATGGCAAGCCTGGTT